TTTATCATCTGACCATCCTTTATTTATGGCTATCTTACCAATAAAATCCATCAATAACTCCTCGATTAACTTTACAACATTACTATATTCTTAACTAATGAAAAGTAATTCGTAGTCCGTCCATTCTTTCACACTTCCTAAAGATACATAAATTTTGACCACGTTCTGAAATTATAATTTCTTCTTAAAATGAATAATTCTATTTGCCTCCTGAAATCCAATATTGAGATGAAATCTTATAGAATCCGTATTCGTTAAAGTACAGTCACTTGCAAATTCCTTACATCCTTTATTTTTCGCCCATTCCTCACATTTTGTACAGAGATTTTTAGCAATATCCTTTAAACGATATTCCTCGTCGACAATAATCCCTTCTAAGAATCCAACAGGACTATATTTACAACCTTCAACATAATCAAATCTGAGTGAACATAGTGCTAAACCTACAATTGTGTCACCTTCAACTTCAGTAAAGATTGCAGTATTTTTGCCATTCGTATATCTTTTTACTTCATCAATAGCTTCTTTATCGGTCAATTGGGGCCATAATTGTTTCATTAGTTTAGCCGTTTTTATAGAATCTTTTGTTATTCCATCCATATTGATGTTCCTCCGCAAATTACAAGCAAATGTTTCGAATCATGCTGTTACTTTGTTACTCATTGATTGATACCAATACCATCCCCTTCTACTTTTCGACTATCTCAGATCGGAAGAGCAGAGCCACACACTCAGCGGTTCGGACTTACCGTATCATTTCGTCAGTTTCTCTCCCCATTCTACGAGTCCTATCCCATGGGCGGAGCATCTACTTCTACTTCGCTGATACCTCAGCTCGTACAAGCAGTGATACCGCCTCAACATGTCTTGACTGTTATTCCCAATACTATGAAACGAAATGAAATTCCTCTGAAGATTTGAATTAAACTATTAAACGTAAGTGTTAATTTCGCAGTCTGTTTAAAAATCTTTATGAGGCTCAAGCTGCCTTCAGAATAACAGTTCTTCCAATTCAAAATTTCGCATTTTTTTATGAACTACATAGATTTTTCTTGGCAAGTTATCTCTTGTAAGATAAAGTTTCTGATTTTCTCTAATCCCTTCATCAAGCTTCTCAAGTGCACCCTCAAAAGATTCCACTTTATAAAATAACAGTCTTTCATAGTGTTCTATACCATCATCATTAAATTCAGCAGTGTTATTGAGGAAGTCATATATTACTTTCTGTTTTTTGCCATCATCATATTCAAAAATAAAATTCTCACTGTAATGTTTGAATTCACGAATTTTCCTGCAAAGATTGTCAAATTCATCATAATCCAGGATTGCTAACTCATATTTTTTCTCTTCAGGAATTATGCAAGATCCTAAAAGAGCGAAATATAGATAAATAGCATTCTGTCGCGTTTTATCAACTAAATTCCAATCATTAAGATTATGCGTGTGGAAGAAACCGTTACGACATTCAATTCTAAAACAACTAATCATATCAGCAATCAATTTTGCTTTATTAGGGTTTGAAAAAATATTCTTATTATTTCGTAAGAAGTGTTCGAATGCCCCAATTGAACTATCCATATATTCTTTCTGAAGACTAGTAAAGTCTATATATGGATATTGAGTAAATTTATAACCTTTACCGCTTGTTTTTAGATTCTTAAAACCCTTACCAGTTGACTTATAGACTATGATGTTCTTATCATATACCTTTTTTCGTAAATTATTTTTAATGGCTATCTTACAATTGTTATCAATGTTTATCATTACAATCTGATACAATAACTGTTCAATGGATTTCAAATATCCACTGATAACCGACGTATAATCAAAGTTCTTTTTTTCTTTTAGGGAATAATAAAGCCATTCTGATGTAATAAAACTCTCAGCATATTCATTAGCACCAATCATTGTCCTATACAGTTCACCTGCTATATAAGCTTTTTCCATATCTTCAAAATTATCATTAATAGTGTTATCATGTGAAATATATAAATAGTTTCGAACTAATTCATTGTTCACGTCAATAATCTGGTATCTGTAGTTTTTATAATCCCACTCAGCAAGAATCTTTTCCTCAAATAGCTTTAGGGAAGCAAGATTCATAGTAGAAAGAAAACTTATAGACTGATAACCTGTAATCTCTCTCGTAGCCTTTAAATAATCATCTATTGAAGCAATGAATGCACTGTATTCTTCTTCTCCAAATTGGTTTTTATAAAAGTCATGAATGGATACTGCTCTTAATTTTAGTCCATCCTCCTCGTACTGTTTGTTCTCATGTGATATCCAGTCAACCGATCTATCAGAAACTTTCCAAGTTCTAAGTATTACAGCCCCATCAAGATTAAGTTCCTCAACAATTTTGTTAACATCTCCATAGTCGTAAAAATCGTTAAATCTAAACCCAATTTTTTTATTATTATAGTAGAGTATGAAGTTAAAAGGAGAATTTCCAGAATCCTCCATAGCTACCTCATATTCTATCATTACCCGACAAATTATATTAATCAATAACTGCTCGGTGGTATTTTCTTGTCTGTCAACACAAAAACGATAAAAATAGTAATCATCATCCGCATATTGAAAAAGTTCTTCATTCCAGTTTGAATGTGAGCTCATCCACGCTTCTCTAAAACGTTTAAGTGATTTTATGAATCTTTCAGTTTCTTCTTTATAAATATCTCTACAATTAATTCTTTTCATTTTATTTCTCACCATTAAATATTTATATCAAACTAAAAAGGCATATAATCATAAGATTATGCGCCCTTTTTAAGTATAGGAGTCAACAATTACTGTTAATAGAAACTGCGTACTCCTTACTAGCTTCAATTGCATGAATCGAAACTCTCTCAACTGCAGACTCATCAATTTTCATAGCGAAAATTATGCCAACTGCAGTTGCACCAAGGGCAACAACGAACTTCCAGTCAATCAAGACAGTCAAGTTCATAGCTCTCACCTCCTTTCTGGTTTTAAAACCAAGAATATATAGGTGGCTATTAGTTACCCTTGAAAACGTCCTAATTGGACAGTTTTAGTATACTGCTAAGATTATAATCTGTCAACAAATTTTTAAAGTATATTATCCCATAAATTGTTCGCTAAACAGAAAAAAAGTTGAAAATTAAATCAGATTTTCAGTAATAAACGCCTATAACCTATAAATAGAAAACATCTTATTTTCCAACCCACAAAAAGAGTAGCCTCTGCCACTCCTTTCTGAAATCTATACCTCCACCTATTTCTCCAGTTTTATTACCTTATCATAGCGCTTCAAGTCCTCTTCGCTATAGTGATGAATCACTTCTACGAGTGCTTGTGGGAGAGAGAAGAGAAGCTGACTTATTTTTTCTTGGTTTTTAAGATCCAGATTTGCCTTGACCTCATCAGCCAGGATAAATTGGCGATTGTGATAGAGCGCGCGGGCAATTTCTAGCCGCTGCTTCTCGCCGCCTGACAGAGTCTGGTTGCTGAGTGTTTTGCCTTGGAGGGCTTTCAAACCAGTTTGCTGCAGGATTTCCTCCATCCTTACAGAATCCAGTTCTTGTCCCAAAGTGATATTTTCCTCCAGACTTAATCCATCAAAGACATGACTGGACTGAAGAATGTAGGCTCCTGCCTGATAGAGTTCATCCGAGCTTAGCTCTTGTCCATGGTAGCGAATTCGACCTTGACTAGGCTTGATTTCTCCATATATGAGGTTCAGTAAGGTTGTTTTTCCTGATCCGCTTTCTCCGATAATGGCGATCTTTTCCCCTTCCTCAATGGTAAGGTCACAAGGGGCTAGGATTTCTTGACCATCACGCTCTACACTGACTTGCTCTAACTGAATCGGAAAGACGGAACTTGCAAGAACAGAAGGCATCGTCAACTCATCTTCAAGCAATTTTTTATATTTATCACAGAGAGACTTGGCTGATTTCCTAGTATTGATAAAGTAAGATAACTCCTGAAATTGGTAGCCGATATTATGCGATACTAGGTAAATCCCAACAAAGCTGGCTGCAGATAGGTAGTTATAATAGGTCATGAAACCACCAATGACAATAGGCGCGACCGAGCAAAAGGCATCAATCCCATTGATAAAGAGACTGTTTAAAGTCCGTTGCTTTTCATAGGCGATTTCTTGCTCTAAAGCCTTATGCAAATCTTTGGAAAACAGTTTGTAAAACAAGTTTTGTCCCCGATAATGCCGTATGGAACGAGCACCCGCAATCATGTTGGTCACTTGAGAGACATAGCCTTGGTTAGCCATAGACTTCTGCTTAGTAATCGCATCCAAGCGCTTGGAACCTATACTACTACAAAGGACAGGTATCGAATAAAAAACGATAAAGAGCAAGCCTAGAAAAAAATTAGTCCAGAGTGCATAACAGATGGAGACAGTTGTAAATCCCAAAGAAGAAATGATAATGACAGTCGGCTCAATATAGTTATCTTCTAGCTGTTTTACATCATTTTCCAGGTCGGACAAAACCTCTTCATCCGCTATCCGACGGCTATATAAGAAAGTCTGAAAGATAGCCTGCTTAATACCCGACTTGAAGTCCGTCAGCACTCGTGCATAGTAATAGCGTTTCCCCGCCAAACCCAGCAAGAGAATCAAATTCCCCACAATCCCCAAGTCAAGACCTGCCACAGCAAATGCAACTGGTGATTGGTAAAACTAGAGACAATATACTGAATCAAAGCTGGAGTAATAACAGCCTCCAGCCAAGTAATCATAATCGCCACGAAATAGAAGAATAAATACTTTTTAGTTACATAAGCTCTAAGCATAGCGTATAAACCTCCTGAAGTTTTTTACCAACTTAGATAGTCGTTTTTTCTAGACGGGAATATAATTGGAGCCTGAATATTTGAATGAAACCATTAAACGTAGGGCTACTTTATAATCTTTCAGAGAAAGATTTAAATGACTAGTTCTAAACATAGCAATTTACTTTTATTTTTTATTCAAAAATATATTCAACATATCTGCATAGCTAACAAAGGGAGCTGGAAATACTAGTCCAGAATAAAATAGCATTATGGTATTAAATAAATTCAATAAGACGGATACTCGTTTAAAGTGCTCTGTTAACTTAATTGCCATGGTATATAAGACAAAAAATACAGCATAATTAAGTACTGACATCAAAATCAAATCCACTAAATGGAATGAGGGCATAAAAAATTTTCCATTAAAAAACATATGAGATAGAATAATTGAAATCAAAAAAATGAGCGTTGACCAAATAAAATAAGTTGTTGATCTAGCAATATAAATCATCATTGGTGTACGTCTAGTTGTTTTGATATTTGTATATTGATTAGTGCGAATTTCAAATTCCAACTCCTCATTAGCAAGCAATATCACATTAGTTATGGAATAATAAATAAAAAAATAGAGTAGATTTATCGGTTTATCACTATTGAAAATAATAATGATTCCTGTAATAAAAATCATGGAATAAATCACTTCGCAAATACTATCAAACGTGTATCGAACTCTATAATTAAAATATCTTCTTAATTCACTAAACATGGAAAAGACTCCCTCTTTTTTTAGCAATGTTCAATAAAGTGAAAAATAGGAAAGTTCCAGCTGACCAATATACTGCACAATAAACTATAATAAAAAAGATACTCTGATAGGACGGAGAAATAATAAAATTTCTCAAGGCATAGTAAGGGAATAGCTTTCCTATAAAGCCAAATAAACCACCTAGCGGTGTTAGTATGCCAGTAAAATACAGCATGAAATAAGAAATTAACGATGTAATGCTAGAAGTACGATTAAAAATGAAGCAGAGGCTTGATAGGCAAAAGCCTAAACCATATATGCTAATAATAGTTAGCATACATGCAGCGAGACTCGCAACTAACTTTAAGATACTATCCGGAAAATCAATATCATTTAACGTGGATAAAATAATAAATATAGGTATGGCTTTAACTAGATCCACCAATATCTGAACAATAATTTTAAACATTAAAACATGAAAAACACTCTTACTACTCTGGATTACACTTATCAAAGTTCTGTCATAAAGGTCATCCTCAATAAAAAAAGTTGGATGCGTAATACTATGACTCGTAAAATACCAAGTAAATAACAAGCATAACAATAAAAATTTACTTTGTGTATCTTTAAAGTATTGAAGATAAGCTGAAACCATTATCAAAATTCCAAAATTTGAAAAAAATAAATTAAATTTAAACTGCATCATCTCTTGCAGCTGCCTCTTTAACTCCCTTCTTATTTCTTTAATCATCATTGATAACCTCATACAATATTTCTTTGATGCTTTCTTCAACTTCTTCAAAAAATATAATTTCAAAATTATTAAAGATATTATTTTTTAACTGACTATCTTTTACTTCAACAATCAACCTTTCGTTTTCTACTTGATAAGATAAATCAGGAAACAGTCTCTCAAAAGCATCTTTTTCAGAATCAGAAATACCAATTCTATATTTAATCCACCTAGTATTTTTCCCAAAGATTTCTGAAAAACTACCTTGCTGTATTATTTTCCCTCTACTCATGATACAAATTCTTGTTGATATTTCTTTTGCAAAATAGATATCATGAGTCGTCATGAGAACAATGGTTCCTTTTTCTTGACTGAGAGTTAGTAATAATTTCGCAAACTGCTTTTTGGCAATGACATCCAGACCATTGGTTGGCTCATCTAAACACAATACTTTTGGCTTACAAAGTAACGCAATAATCAAAGACAATTTTTGTCTCGTTCCTTGTGACAATTCGGACACCAATACATCAACATAGGGATGGAAAGCTAGTTTATTAAATAAATCCTCCAATTCATCCTTAACCTGACTACGCGAACTTTTATTCAGATGTAAAAAGTAATCAATATTTTGATTTGCCGTCAGGTATTCGTAGTAGCCTCTACCGCTTTCTAGTACAAGCTTGACATTGTTATGAATATCTTTCGAAGTATTCTTACTGCCAAAAACAAATACATCACCTGCGTCCTGTAACATTAAGCCAGAGATAATTTTTATGAAAGTTGATTTACCTGCACCATTAGTGCCCACTATAGAAACAATCTCTCCTGAATGCGATCCAAAGCTAGGAATGTCCAATACAACTTTACCACGAAAATTTTTCTTTAGATTGCGTACAATAATTTCATTCATACTCGCATTAACCTATTTCGATTACTAATACTTTGAACTGTCAAAAATTTAAAAACAAGGATTTTTGAATTACTTTCGCTTAAATATTCCTAGTTTTTCACCAGCAAAGCTACACACTCAGCGGTTCAGACTTTCCGTATCATTTCGTCGGTTTCCCTCCTCATTCTACGAGTCCTATCCCATGGGCGGAGCATCTACTTCTACTTCGCTGATAGCTCAGCTCGTACAAGCAGTGATACCGCCTCAACATGATGCGTTTGCGGGACTCAAAAGGTTTGGGGAACCTTTTGAGGGTTAGTTCCGTTTCTCTAACAAACTTACACACTCAACATGCGTTGTTTTCTTTATTTGTACACTTTTTTTCGTCATTGTTTACGGCATTAAAACACAATTTATCATTATCTATTTTAGCATTCTTTCTTTTAGATTTGTAAGATTTTGCATTTTTAATCGAAGAATCTCCCGTTTTAAAAATTATAGTCAACATTGCTGGATCAATTTCTCCATCAGAATTTATTCCACCTACTATGATTTTTTCAACGATACTCTCAAAAATATCCTTATCAAACTCCGTCAAAGTCTTTTGTGAAGTTAAAATTTCTTTAAAATTCTCTAATCTACTTTTTATATCAACTTCTGATTTTAAAGTTACTTCTAGGTTTACTTTTTCTTCTAAAAGTTTTTCTTTCTCAATTTGTATTTGATTGAATTTATCTTCATATACAGAATCACTAATTTTTCCATCAAGATTCATTGAAACTAATTTTTCTTCTTTTTTGTACAACGAATTTAATTTACTAACTATCTTATTCAACTCCACTTTTAAAGTATCATCAGTAAGCTCTTCTTTTATAATTTCAAGAAAGTCTTCAGTTAGGTTATTATTTTCATAAAACAACTGTTGGTAGCTCTGTAAAAAAGCATTTTCTATTGCTTTTTCCTCTATTCCTTTACTATGAATGCAATGCTTTTTACCTTTCTTTATAGATGTTGTACAGTGCCAGATAATCTTTTTGTACTCTGAACTAGAGTGCCAACTTCTTCGAGACAGAACAGTACCACAAAAACCACATTCCAATCTACTACTAAAAGGATACATTCTTGAATATCTTTCTCGTTTTCCTTTTGTATTTGCTATGGTTTTCTTGTTACCTGCTCTTCGTAATCGAATTTCTTGCGCCTGTGTAAATGTTTCTGGACTAATTATTGCATCATGATTATTTTTAATGTAGTATTTATCTTCTTCACCGAAATTTATCAAACGTCTTTTACTAATGGGGTCAACCGTGAAAGTTTTTCCCATTAGAATATCACCTTTATACTTCTCGTTTTTAATAATTCCTAAAACTGTTGTATCTTGCCAGTGATCAAGACCTCTCGGAGTTTTATAACCTAGTTCATCCAGTTCTCTAGCTATTGCCTTACCCCCAATACCATCAATGTATCTTTCAAAAATATAACGTACTATTTTGGCTTCTTTTTCATTTATTGATATTGACTTTGTATCTTGATTATAGTCATAACCAAGACAACCTTGAAAACCAATAAGTTCTCCACGTTGCATCTTCATTTTTAAACCTTTTTTAACATGGGCAGATGTATTTTCAACTTCCTGCTGAGCCACTGAACTTAAAATCGTTAATAGTAACTCACCATCCATAGTTAAAGTATCAATGTTTTCTTCTTCGAAAAATACTCCAATTTGTTTATCTTTAAGCAAACGAACATATTTGAGAGTATCTAATGTATTTCTAGCAAAGCGAGCAATGGCTTTGGTAATGATATAGTCTATTTTTCCATCAAGGCAATCTGAAATCAATCTTTGAAAATCTTGTCTTTTTCCAACTTGAGTTCCTGAAATCCCTTCATCAGCATAAATGTCAACCAAATGCCAATCTTGGTGCTGTGATATATACTCTCTATAATGACGAACTTGAGAATCATAGCTATTTTTTTGATCATCACTATCGGAACTAACACGACAATATGCTGCTACTCTCCTTGATAAAGAACCACTATTATCATTTCTTCTAGTTACTAAAGGATTTGCTTTTATAATTTCAACGTTATTTGACATGGCTTAACCTCCTATTTCTCTGCATTTATTTTACCGCAACCAATAAAAAAGGTCAGCTAATTTGTGTATATTTTACGCAGTTTCAGCTTTATTTTTTCATATTCTTTTTCGCTAATAAGTTTTTTTAAGAATAATAGATTTAGCATCTCTAGCTCGACTATATAATTTTCTAAATTTGATTTCAAAAAATCACTTCCCTTTTATCTTTTATCAATCTCCTCCATGGCATGACTGATGAAGTCATCATAAGAATTTCACTTGCTGCTCTTTTACGGTGGCAGCCTGAACGGTCAGAAGTATCATTGTATATCATTTGTATCATGGCATATAAAGTATCGCTCTATTTTATTGATGGTTTTAAAATCGCTCTTATCATGGCGAGCCATTCAAATTTGCTCCACAAATGAGGAAAGTACCATTTTGGACTATTCAATTGTCAATGTGCTTTCTTAACCTAATACTTTTTGGAGTAATGGTCTTCTTTATTATCTACTCGACCTACAAGGTAATCTAAACTTACATTATAAAAATCTGCAAGTTTGATAAGGTCATCTATAGAGATTAACCTGGTACCTGATTCCATTTTAGAATACGCTGATCTTGTACAATTTAAGATTGTTTTTGCAACATATTCTTGTGTCAAATCAGTATCCTCACGTAAATCTCTAATCCTTTTCAACATATAATGTCTCCTAAAATAAGTATAGTATAGTTACTTTCTTATTTTATGAAATGTGACAAATTGGCACACGAAAGTCTTATATACATACTTTTTAGGAAATTGTTTACTCTATATGTATCTCATTTTCCTTGATAGATTTCGTATTTTTTGTTTTCTGGTAGTTCTTTATCGTACGATTAAACATCTCAAATAAATTTATAGCTTCCCTATGTTGTTCCTTCAGTTTTTCAAGCCTTCCTTTATAAATGAACAAATCTTTCTCTATTGTGTCCACTGATATTTTGACATTAATATTATCTTCTAAATTTCCTGAACCATTTTCCATATCATTCAACAATATTTCCTCTAAACTAGACAAATTATCAATTTTATCTTGGACTTGTTGAATCATATTCTCTAGATATGATATTTGGTCAATGAAATCTTTTGTTATGCCTTCATAAGTATTCGAACTAGTTTCTGAAGATATAAGAAAATCTAATTGTTCTATTTTTTCTTTAATTTTGCTTAGAGGAATTCTTCTATACATATACTGCGATTCATACTGAAGATTAAATTGTCTAATCAAAGTTTTACCTTTCATAAAGCGATTTTTTTCTGCTGAATCTTTATGATATACATAGTAAGAACTAGTTTCTCTGAGAAATACTTTAACTTTTTCTTCTTCCATATTGATTTGAATATTTGGTACAAAAATAAGTCCTTCTTGTCGGATTCCAAACTGTACCTTAATGTAAATTCCATCTTCTACCACTTCTTCAACTTGATTAAGATTCAACTCTACTTCAAACTCATGAACAGCATCCCTATTTCTCTTGAAATCTTGATATGATTTCCATATCCCATCTTCTGTCGGCAACTTTTTTTCTTTAATTAGCTTTTCTTCATTGTAACGTTCAACTAAATTTTTATTATCTAAGACAACAGTTTCATTTTTGTTATTAAAATAGTCTTGAAAATAACTAACACTATACTGATTCGTTTTTACCAATTCCTGCTCTGAAATCTTAATCCCATCAAATTCAAATAGAACATGTTTTGCTTTCGGAATTATTTTTAAGCCCAAAAATTCTGCTCGTTGAATCAATTCATTCATATTCTTCATTTTCGGAAGTAAAAATTCTAAGATGTTTATGATTTCCCTTTGAACAAACTTTTTCTTAAAATAAGTTTCATTATAAGGTTGTTTTCTACTCAATTTACTATCACGTACGACTTGTTTCATATTTGAATCAGTCATAAAAAAAGTAACATGCTTGTGTCTAAAATCAATTTTTAAATGTAAAGCTTTAGCTTTTTTCTTAAAATCTTCAAAATTTTTTGAGTTCTTGATTAGAAAATATACCCGTTGTTTTATTTCATATTTGTAATTTGATTTGCGATAAACTTCATACTGACGATGGGAATAACGATTTTCTATAATTTTTGCCCCTGCAATTTTTGAAAGACGATCAGAAACCATTCGTAGATTATGTTCTGCCTTATAATCCCATAGAAACTTTTTATCAGAATTCTGATCAATTGAATTTAGGATGATGTGATTGTGGATATGATCTTTATCCATATGAGTTGCTACGATAAAACGAAATCTACCTCCTGTCAACTCTTTAACTGTCTCATAACCAATCTGATTGATTTGTTCGGGAGTAAGATGGTCATCTGGAGAAAAGGACTGAATGATGTGATGAGAATGAATTTTTCGTTGATTTACTTCTTGCCTATCATGACGAAATTCGTAAAGACTATCATTACTTAAAAAATTATCATTGTACATCTTCACTAGTTCTTCATAACTAGGAAAATCTAAATAATTTCTCATTCCAAAATCTGAAACTAGTGTTAGGTTTTTTGTTTTACTTGGATTCAAAATATATTTGATTAGTTTACTACGATAATT